AGCAAAGAAGCAAGACGATTAAAAAGTCGAGTATACTTCAGCCGATGGTACACCAAGAACAAGACCTACTGCTGGGCCCGTAAAAAAGGCACCGGCACACTAGGACCACACCGCCACACCACCGACGAGGAAGAGTACGAGGCGATCCAAACAGAACTCCGCAGACTACACCTACGAAAATAATACTGCTTTGAGTGTATAATGAATAAAAAAAAATTAGTCAAGGAGGATAGGATGAGTGGAATCGAATGCCTACACGAAGAACAAATACAAGCCCAATCACGGAAAATAACCGAACTAGAAACCCGTGCGGATTTCAAAGACAAAAGAATCGATGAACTATACACTAAGATGGATAAGATGGAAAACAAACTAGACAAGCTTAATGAGAATGTCAATCAATTATTGATACAATCACGGCAAGGAGACACCGACCTCGAATTAAGACTCAAAGCCATCGAAACCGAACTCGCACTACAAAAACAAACCACCCTCGACAATCACAACCGAATAAGCAGCCTATTAGCAATTATTGGTGTCGGATTAACCATTATAACAATACTGATAAACGTATACTTCAACATAATACGCTAATTAATGAATGATTCCCCACTATATAGTGGGAAATGGGGAAATGATAAGATATGGCTACAAAATTCAATGAACAATTATGCGAAGAGTTATGCACACTCCATGCAGAAGGATTACCACAGAAAAGTTGTGCAGACATTGTAGGCATTGATAGGAAGACTTTATATAATTGGATACAGAAAGGTAAAAAAGCGAAATCTGGTAAGTATCGGCAATTTTATATTAACTGGTTAAAAGCAAGTGCTAAATTTGAAAGGGAACATCTGAGCCATATAAGTGAGAGTACCAGTTGGTTAGCACATCAATACTTATTGCAAGTGAAAGACCCTGAGACTTATGTAGTTGCAGAGAAACAGGAAATGGAAGCCAAAGTAAGTGCGGATGCTAATGTCAATGCAGATGTCGACCTGACAAGTGATGACTTCCTAAACCGCGAGCTTGACCTGATGAAAAAGATAATCGAGGACAAAAAACGATGATAAGTGCGGAAGACATAAGTCGAACCAATCATGGAGTATTAGGCCTAGGCCGTTGGAGCATCTATATTAACAATGGGTACTGGCAACCAAGAGACTTCGATGTCCTGATTATTGAATTGTTGCAGTATGCATTGCAAGGCAGGGTAAGTAAGATATTGTTAGGTGTTCCGAGTAGGCATGGAAAATCCACCTTGATTAGTAAGAATTTCGCTTCATATTTCCTTGCACACTTCCCAAATGACAAAGTCATACTAACCGCATACAGTCAAGGCCTCGCTTCAGAGTTTGGCGGACAAGTCAAAGACGTACTCAATTATTACGGCGGATTATCCCCGTATAAAGTAAGCCTAAGCACCGACTCCAAAGCCAAAAATAAGTTTAAACTAAACCACCCATACCATGGTCAGATGCTAGCCGTTGGAGCAGGCGGAAGCATACTAGGTTTCGGAGCAGGCTTATTCATAGTGGACGATCCAATCAAGAATGTTGCGGATGCTGAGTCAAGTGTTAAGCAGCAGCGATTGGCGGATTGGTTTGGGGGTACTGCTAAGACACGATTGGAGAGGCGGAGTAATGGTTTACCTCCAATAATGTTAGTCATAGCACAACGGTTACACCTTAAAGACCTTCATGGCATAATCAGAGAAACTGAACCGACAATACCTGCAAAGGAAGGATTGGCAATATTAAGGAGTGGTGGCACTATCGACCCTAACACATGGATAGACCTTAACATTCCTGCGATATGTGACAGTCCAGATGACCTACTTGGTAGGGAAATAGGGGAGGCCCTTTGGCCACAACAGAGAAGCACCGAGTGGCTGATGGCAGAGAAACGAGCAATGGGCTCATATCTCTTCAATGCAATCTACCAAGGACAACCAGTAGAACGAGACGGCAACATCTTCCGACGGGAGTGGTTTATGGATGACCGAACACACCATATTTATAATCAGATAAACCGGGATGAACTTCCAAAGGATTTGCCAATGCTACGGTACTGGGACTTCGCCGCAAGTGGCAAGGACGGAGACCAAACCAGCGGCCTCTTGACTGGCTACGATGGAACTAACCTATACTTCATCGACCTAGTGCATGGCAACTGGTCCAGTAACGAGGTACTTAAAAGATTCAAAAAGACAGCACACCGTGATGGTAGGAGCGTACTAATCAAGATAGAACAGGAACCAGGAAGCGGAAGCAAACTACTTATATCAAGGTTCCGTAATGAGAAAGACCTAAGGAAACACCACATCAGGTCTGATAAGGTTAACTTGAAAAAGAATGTAAGAAGCTTCGACCTTGAAGCCATTGCAGAGGACGGACATTGCTATTTCGTCAAAGCGCCCTGGAATATAGACCTAATCGACCAACTAGTCAGTTTCACCGGCAAAGAAGGAGCCAGTGATGATATGGTCGACACCGCCACTGGTTCCGCTCGGCACTGGTTAAGACCAAAACGAAAAATCAAAGCATAATAAAAAGTGATACAGTATGACAAAACGAAGACATAGTGACAGTTTCATAGTAACAATCGATGATAATGATGGAATGCACCTAGTAGACCAATTAGAACTCAACAAGTATTCCCTGAAAGCCAACATAGACCCCGCGACAGGGAGCAAACAAGAAATAAGCGACCCACTCAAACAGGGCATCAGCATATTGAATCCGAAGTATGATCCATATGACCTTGTACAATTACTTGATTTGTATACTTATCATGCTGCTTGTGTTGAGGCGGTGGCGGTGGATACTACTGGTGTAAGTTATACCTTGAAGCCATTGGAGGGTGTGGAGCCGGTAGAAGCAGAGAAAGAACGATTTATTGAAGTTTTGGAGAATAGTAGTCCGAGCATTAATACTCAGTTGCAACGGATGGTATACGATAGACGGGCGATTGGTTATGGTGCGATTGAGATTATCCGTGAGGATACCAGTAAATCCGATATTATCAGATTAAAACATATACCTGCACAAACACTCCGCCGTCATACTGATATGAAAAGAGTCCTACACACTACACCTGATGGAAAACGTGTATGGTTTGTGATTTATGGCAAGAACTATGACCAGGATGGAGTGTTATGTGATGTGGATGCCGATACTGGTGAATTCTATCCATATAACAGTTTGCCTGCGGAAAGGAAAGCGAATGAACTCTTATGGAGTATGGAGTATGCTCCTGGCACGGATTATTACGGCAGACCACCGATTGTATCCTGCCTTGGCAGTATTAAGGGTGATATTGGTGCTGTCAAGTATAATAATGCATTCTTTGACAATTATGGTATGCCGAAGTTTGCTATTACTGTGACTGGTGACTTTGCGGATTATGACCTGGAACCTGATGACCCTGAGTATGATGTAACCCAGACACTCAGGTATAAGATTGGTCAGCAAATCAAGGAAGTCATCAAGAATCCACACAGTGCTATCTGCATTACCATTCCATCAGAGGGTGAAGAAGGAAATGTAGACCTTAAAATCACACCATTGTCAGTCCAAGCGGAAGAAGGCCACTTCCGTATGTACCGTAAGGATACCCGTGATGAAGTATTGCACGCGCATCAGGTAGACCCATCAAGGTTAGGCATCTTCGACAGTGGTAACCTTAATGGCAGCAACAGCGAGTCAACAATGGCATCCTATAAGTATGGTACTATCGCTCCAATCAAATCCGAGTGCGAAGCATTGATAAACCAAATCGGAACTGAATTAGGAGTTACTAGTTGGAAGTTCAGTATTGAAGAAGTGGCTCCAATCGATTACACTAAGGATTTAGCATTGGCGGAGTTCCTGTTTGCAAGGGGTGCTATGACCATCAAGGAATTAATTGATAACTTTGGAAGTAAATTCGGACTAACCATTGAGGATGAGGATGATTACTACTTGAATGCAAGATACTTGAATAATGTACCACTTGAACAAGTATGGAATAATACAGAGAATAATCCAATGCTCGAAGTGGACTCAATATTAGGCAGTTTGGAAGACCAATTATGGAATGATAATGAAGAGGTAGAGGATGACATTAGCCCAGAGGACCAAGAAACAGTTACTGGCAACCCAGGTCGCATTGAAGCGAAGGCAGAATAACGAAGCCCAGCTTGAAAAGGAATTAGGCCGTTTCTTCAAGAAGCTTAAAAAGAGTGTCTTAAAAGGATTAGATGAGTATTGGAGCGATTACCAATTACTCCAAGGCCAAGTTAATCTGATGCTAAGCCCAATCCACGAAGCCCACAAGGAATACTATGAGATAATCAAGAAGTATAAGCTCAGAGAATACCAGTTAGGAAAGGCTGAGGCGAAACGATTAACCAAGCGAGCAAACAAGGACCGGGTCGCCCTTAAAGCAGTTACTACATTAAGCATTCAGGGATTCATAGACAAGGATAAGAATAACTTGTTTGGCACAATCCCAAAGGCAGAAGAAGACCTACTCAACAGGACATTCCG